CGTGGCAGGTAAATAGGCCCCTGCCAGGACTTGTTGCCGGCACGATCCCGCTCGCGACGCTGGAGTCGTGGCAGGTAAATAGGCCCCTGCCAGGACTTGTTGCCCGCTGGGCAGAGGAGGCAAAGGTGGCCTCGGGTCTCGTGGCAGGTAAATAGGCCCCTGCCAGGACTTGTTGCGGCGCTCAATCGCGATCGCAACGCGCCGCCCACCGACCCCTCTGTGGCAGATAAATAGACCCCTGCCAGGACTTGTTGCGCCGTGCCTCCTAAGCCTCTTCGCCGCCTTCGTTTTTGCGCTTCATTTCGAGCGCTCGCTTTTTCGCAATCGTCTTCCTCCTTCGCTTGTTGGGCTTTTCGCTGTAAGTCCACACCTCGTCCGGCTCGAGCGCCGGTCGATCCCAGTTCACCTTCGCGCCGCTCGCGGCGAGGAGGTTGCGAGACGCGTTCACGTCTCGATTCCAGGTCTCTCCACAAGAGCAGGTGAACACCTGCGCAGAGCCGAGGCTGCGGTTCCGCTTCCCGCAAGACCAGCAGGTCTGGCTCGTGTAGGCCGGGTTCAGCGTGTCGATATCCTCGAAGAAGACGTTCTGAAGCGACTTCTTGAGAACGCTCAGCGCCGCGTGCCTCTTGTTCTTGTTGATCCGGTCCTGCTTCTTGTTGTCGCCCGCCTTGTTTCGCTCTTGCATGTGCGCGAGGTTCATTTCCTCGATCACGCAGTTCTTGTAGCGCCTCCCCATGTCGCGGGCGAATCGACGGTAAAGGTCCCGCCTGCTCCCCTGCAGCTGGCCGCGGAGAGGATCGCGTCAATCGGGCCCGAGGTGGAGTTGGCGGCCACGCCAGTGCCAGAGCCAGTCGAGGCAGCTGTCCTCGTCCTGGTCGCGCCACTTCTTGACGAGCTTGGACAGCTTCTTCGGGCTCCTGAACTGGTGAAGGTTCTTGAACTCCTTCCGGAGGCCTTTCGGAATACAGCCCCGCCCTTCGACCTTGAAGTAAGCGATCAGGTTATCGACCGCTTCGTTGAAGTCCTTCTTCACGAGGCTCTGGAGGTTCTCCACCTGCTTGGCCTCTCGAAGCCACCAGCAAGGCAAAGCGACCTTGCCCTCCCTGCCGTCGCTCCCGGAGAACGTCGCGACGACGATCGAGCCGTTGTCGTAGCGCCAGCCGACGTCGATCGCGACGGTGCCTTCCTTCGCTCGGTCCGGACGGGGTCCGACGTCAGCAAGGCTCAGCTGAACCGACCACTTCAGGCGACGCCCCTCCTTCTTTCGAACGACCTTGGCGTGAGTGATTCGGACTCCCTCAGGGATCTCGCGCTTCATGAAGAACGGGATTCGAGCCCAGACGGGCTTCTTCCCCTCACTCCTTACGCGGAGGTAGAGGATCGCGTCACCCCTCTTGGCCGCGCGGTCCCTTCCCGCCACCCAGACGCCAGTCGGATACCGAACGATTCGGGCATGGCCCTGGCCCAGGTCGCCGCTGAAGATTACCTCAGGGGCCTGCTTCTCCCGCGACTGGTAAGTCTGGCCACCAATAATTCCAGAGCCGTCCCAACTCTTGAACTTCGGCGGGGGGCCCTTCCGGTGTTGACGGAGTGCCTCGTGACGCGTGTTCCTGGTGTTCCAGTGTAGTTCAGGAAACCGCTCGCGTCCCTCCTTGGCGGCGTCGCTCTTCGCGTCGTCGAAAGCCTTCTTGTCGTAGGAGTCCAACTCGCGCGCCTCTTTGCATATTTTTTGCCGATCCTCCCAGGCATTCTTGAGCTTTTTGTGAAGCGCGGAGATCTCCGCCCTCTCTTCCGGGGTGAGCGTATCGTCTCGATTCTTCGAGTTGCGCTTGCGCTGCTCTTCGTGAACAGCATGAAGCGCCTTCTTGATCGCTGCGTACTTCGCGTCGGCCTCAAGGATCTCGTCCTTCAACTCGGTCTTGAGCATGAACTTCATGTCAAGGTCGCGCATGCTGTGGTCGATCTCCACAGTGTCGTTGCGCATGCGCTGACTGTGGAAGAAGTGATCGTCGACGAACTCGACGCCCTCGAGGAGCAGACCTTCTTCATGCGCACGCCGCCGCATTTCGGCGGAGATCAGGTCTTTGTTGACGCGGTCGCCTTGCTCAGCAAGCTGGCCCAGGAATCGGTGCTCATTCTCGAACCCGAGGGGAAGGGTTCGGTTCGCCGGGTACTTGTAGACCCGAACCCCCGTGTCCTTGTACTTGATACCCTTTTCCTTGTCCTTCTCCTTGGCCTTCTTCTTGGCCTTGTTCCGCTTGCGCATGCGCGCACGCTGGGCCTCGCGCAACTCTTCCTTGCTGCGCTTCTTGCGCCCGCCACGCTTCTTGGTCTTGCTCTGAGTCGTCACGACCCCCCCCCTCCTCACTTGAGCTCCCATCATACTCACACCCCTCCGACAGGTAGCGTAAGCCTTTGCCAGCTAAGACGCTTCGAGCTTCGCCAGCCCCTCGCGGAGCATGGCGCGAAACTCGTCCTCGAGCTTCATGGCGCGGTGAGCCTGGCCGAGCATGCTGCGCACGGACGTCAGGTCCTTCGGCTTGGGGTAGTCGCCCTGGCGGTTCATGAAGCTGTAGGCCTCCTCGATCACGGAGAGCGACTTCTGCTCCTTCTCGGTCAGCGGAAGAGGCTCGACGCCTTCGACCAGGTTGTGGCCGCGGACGACCTGGCGCACGTACTGGTTGCCGGTCCACACGTAGGCAGCCACGATCGTCTGGTTGCCCTCGACGCGCAGGCGCTCGATCTCGTCACGAACGGCCTGCTGCTTGCGGGCCTTGTTGGCCAACTTGTTCCTCTTCGCGCTCAACGGGGCGCCTCCTTCTTGGTCACGATCTTTCGGTAAAGGCCCCCGGCTCCGGGTTCCTTGCTGCAGTAAAGGTGAGAGGCGATCTCGCCCCAGAGGCTCGCCTGAACGCGAACCCAGCCCGGCTGACTCTCCTCGTCGACGAGCGCCTGCCCCGTCTCCGCTCCGTCCACGACGACCCTCGCGCCGGACTCTTCGAGGTCGCGGATCAACTCGTGGATCGTGTCGCAGGGAGGGATCTCGACAGGCGCTTGGTCCGCCAACTTCTTCGCCAGGACGAGCGAGAGGCCGAGGTGCTGGCGTAGGTCCTTGATCACCGAGATCTTTCGGTGGCCCGTGCTCTCGAGGACAACTTTCATAGGGACAACACTCCGATCAGGAGGATCAAACCAAGGCAGGCGGCCTGGAACAACCGCCACTCTTCCTCAGGCGTCAAATCGCGGCCCACCTAGGAGCACGCGGAGCTCGCAGGCGCGGGCAGGTCGCCATGGGAGACAGCGCCGACTGGGGAACGAAGAACGCCGGACGACCGGTGCCAGGATCCCTCCAGAACTTCTGCCGCTTGCCGTGCTCTCCGTAGATCCAGCCACGCAGCTGGAGGTAGGGAGCCCGGCCCGTGACGAGCACGAAGGGCCGGTGATCGGGCGAGGTCGCGTGGAGGATCAGACTTCCGTCCAAGCGAGGCGTCGTACGAACCTCGATCTCCCCCACGTCGCCGGCGCCGAACTCTCCGAACGACCCGCTCCAGAACATGTCCATGTAGCGCGCGACCGCGAGCTCGCCGGCGGCGCCTTCGACGTGAATCGACCAGCCGTTCGACGACCCGTTGGTGAGGCCGTGCTTATGCTGAAGTCCGTTCATGACGTTAGTGGCTTGGCGCTGAATTCCGACCTGCGCAGCAAGGCGGAACTCGCTCGGAGTGAGCGTAATCGGCACGGGGGCAGGGGCGGTCATTCTTAGCTCCGCTTCTCTAGAGCAGCCCGGCCAGGCAGGCTGAGGGCAGCGATCTTTTCCCAGCCCAACTCCCTGAAAAGGGCCTCGAAGGTCGCTCTGTAGCAGGTGTCGTAAGTGCCTTCGTGGCTTGCCGTCGAGGTGCCCGTTCGGAGGCACTCGTCCCGCTGCCGGATCGCGCGCTCGCCCTCCCAGATCGCCAGGAAGGAGAGCGCGTCAAGGACCGTATCCTCTTCGAGCGCGCGGTCGAGTGCCTCCTTGAGGTTCACGCGTAAGCCTGTCGCTGTCGCTCGATCTCGCCAGCCACGTCAGGAGTCGGGTGACCCGGCGCCTTAATGAACTTGCCCGTCACGGGGTCCTTGCTGGCCGTTGCGATCTTGAGCAGGTTGTTCTCGTCCACGAGCTCGAGCAGCGGGCGGTTCTTCAGGCCGCAGGCGCTCATGGTCCCGATCGTCACGACCGAGATATCGACGCAACCGTCCGCGATCTCGGTCAGGTCGGGATCGTGGGTGGCTGCGAACTCGAGACCGTCGAACTCGACCTTCGTCCCCTCGGCCCGCACCGTCACGCCGAGGGCCTCGATCGTCTCCAGGCACTCCTCGAGAATCAGGCGCGCCCGAAGCGTCCGCGTGTGGGCGTCGGGGACCGTCGGCACCTGAGGCACTTCTTGGCCGAACCCGTACATCATGTGTTCGACGCGAATCTGGTGATTCGTCTGGTCGCGGTGCTTCGTTTCGACCTCGACGGGCGCGGCCTCAGCGATCGCGTCGTTGTAGGTGTCCTCACCGAGCCCGTCGAGCTCAGCCAAGCGACGGAGGCCATACCAGACCGCCTTGCCGACCTGCTCACGCAGGACACCCTTCTTGTTCCAGCGCGAGAGGTATTTGCCCACGTTCCACAGCAGCGCGTCCCGCTCGAGTCCCCAGGCCTTCAGGACCTTGATCGTCTCGTAGGCGTTCTCCTTGCCGCCGTAGTGATCCGGGTGATCGACCGAGCTCACAGGCCCTCCTTCACGTTGTTGATCAGGACCGAGGTCGCCTGCGGCCACTGCTCACGCGCCTGGTAGCTGGCGTGCGCCGCCGCGGCCTTGGAGTCGTCGGCGAAGACGTCGTAAGACTGCCACCAGCGGGAGTCGCGACTCAGCCGACCCTTCTCGCCCATTTCCTGGTGGCGGCACTCGACACGGACACGAAACATGGATCCAGACACAGCGACCTCCTTGTTGAGGAAAGTGGCAGGTAATAGGCCCCTGCCAGGAATTGTTGCCGAGAATGGCAGGCAAATAGGCCCTTGTTGGACTTACTGCCACCCGCCGCACCAACCTAACAACCCCAGCCGACAAGTTCACGGAAAACTAAAGGTGGCAAGGTGAAAACCTGGATCTTGTCCGACCGGAGTCGTATCCTGGCCCCAGCAACGGAACGGGACTGGCAAGGGAGGACCGTGGACGGAATCGGAACGATCAATCACCTTTTGCAGCCGCCCCCGAAGCGAACTCGCCCCCGCCGTTGCAGCGTCGAAGGGTGCTCGAAGCCGACGAGGGAGAACAAGCCGGTCTGTACCGACCATGTGCTTGAGCTCCCCTATGCACGCCGGGTTGCAGAAATGGCCCAGCGGATCGAGAAAGAGCACAAAATGCTCCTCCGGGGCCGGCGCCCGAACCAAGAATGGCTCCTGGTTGAGGACGCGCTGATCTCGATCGCCTTCCAGGAAGAGGAGGAGGTCCCGACGGTCAAGATCTGCAGGACGTGCGACGTCCCTCCCAAGCTTGCGCTCAAGCTGGCGCGGGCCGGCGGGCTTAGCTACCGAGCTCGGAGGCGGAGTCACGTCTTCAACGTGAAGGACGCGCGCAAGATCGTGATCGCGCGAATCATTGGCCGTGACGGGCCCAGGGCGCGCAGGTCGTAATGGACGACAGCATTCGGCCGCACGAACTCGAGATCATTGAGGAATACGAGGACGACGACTACGAGGTCTTCCGACGCCACCTCCATTGGACCAGGAAAGAGGGTCGGCGAACCCCCTTCAATCAGCGGGCCTTCGAGGAGGCATGGAGGGGCTTCGTCGAGAATATCGGCTGGCGGGGCAGCGGGTCCAAGGTGACGGCCATGGTTCGAATGCTCAACTGGCTCCCCTCCCTGAAACAGCATGCTGAAAAGGGAAGCCTGCGACTCGGGCGCCCAGGTCGCTACTGGAGCGCCTCCGAGCTCGAGCGCTGGGCCGCGACGACTTGCGCCTCGCCGCGGGCGATTCACTCCGCCCGCTTCCTGCTCTACATTTGGGACCCTGACCAAGAGTGGGCCTGCGGCAACTTCAACCTCAAGCAGGCCTTCAACGCATGGGACGAGGAGCACCGCAGCGTCTTCGTGCGCTGGGCCGCGGATCCCTGGTGGGGATAGGAGCGACATGATCGACGAGATTGTTGAATACGGAGACTTTATCGACGGCGACGCGAGCTCGATCAGCTTCGCCGCGATCACCTTCAAGAAGGACTTCGGGCCTTGGAAGAAGGGTCAGAAAATCGACAGTCTCACGCTCCAGTTTTGCCAACTGGGCGAGGACAACGCCCCCTGCCCCACCCTTCAGGAGTGGAGTTTCGACGGTGACCTGATCCGCGAATGCAGGGTCAAGCTGGTGCCGGCATGAGCGAGCTCTCCTCCGCCCAAGAACGCGTTCTCAAGGCCTTCCCGCCGGGATCTCGGTGCTGGACCTGCGGCGGCCCCAACTCGGCGCACCGGATCATGGACGAGATCCGCGGCCGGCATGAAGCCGGCGACTCCGCCCGCAGGCTCGCCGAGGAGTTCGGCAAGCCCAAGATCGCGATCAACTGCCTGCTCCGCATGTCCGAAAAGGACTACGAGGCCATGCTCTTGGCGTCTGCCCTGCCCGAGCACGAAGAGGTAGACTGAACAAAATTGCTGGAGTAGCTCAACCGGCAGAGCACTCGCCTTGTAAGCGAACGGCTGCGGGTTCGACCCCCGCCTCCAGCTTGCGCAGCCCGCGACGGTCGCGGTGCGTCGCGCGTTCAAGTGGTTACGTTTTTAAAGTGAGTCAGGAACGATCAGCGAGAATCGTTAAGCGCGCGCTTCGGATACGGGGAGTCCTGCACGGCTCAACACCGACCCCCTGCAAAGCGCGCTCTCGTCATGGCCCCGTCGACTAGTGGTTAGGTCACCAGCCTTTCAAGCTGGCTGCGCGGGTTCGAGTCCCGTCGGGGTCAAAGGAGAAGAGAAATGCAGAATCCCAGTCTCGGCCGAATCGTGATCGTCAGGGAACGCATGGGCCCGGAGCCTGCGATCGTGATCAACGTCCGCAGTCCCACCTGCGTTGACGTGCGCCTGCTTGGCGCAGACCCGACCTGCCTGACTACGGGCGGAGCGACGAACGTCAAGAAGTGCCTCGACTTCGAGAGCCAGTCTGACTACAAGTCGATCAACCCGGGGACGTGGACGTGGCCGGCTCGCGTCTGATCGTTCCCGAGGACCCGCTTGCCCAGAAGGCGGAGACCTGGCTCAAGGATAAGTCTGGAGCCGCCTGTCGGCGGTGCGGCGTCAACATAGACCTCGGTCACCGCTACTACGCCGAGGCGAACGGTCTGATCCACTACGCCTGCAAGGCAAGAGAAGAGGTTGACCTCCGCGCGATCGGATTCTAGGCCAGTCGGAACTCCTCGAGCGTGTCCTCGATCACGTAGACCGTGACCTCTCGGTAGTCCCAAATGCCTGGAGAACTCGGCGCTGGATCCTTGCGGCGGAAGACTCGACTTCCCCACACGCAGCACTCAGCAACGTGCTCGACCGGAACGATCGCGACCTCGTAGCCCATGCTGTCGAACAAGCGGACCCGAGGTTTGGAGCTTGGGGTCAGGTCAGCCACTCGAACTCCAACTCGTCGTCTGAGTCCTCGAGCGCGTCAACGCCCGTCTTGCTGCCGGCCGCCCTCCCCTCCAGTCGGTGCTCGTGGCTGAAGTCCGTCTTGCGGAGGTGCTCGAGGAGCTCGATCGCCTCGGCCCGATCTCGACAGAATCGCTCTTTGACGACCCGTCCAATCAAGTCCAGAGACACGACGTAGTAAGCGATCGAACTCACCCGTTCAGTCTAAGAGAAAAGCCCGGCGAACGCTCGCCGGGCCCCTCCCCCTATGACGGCCTCGCGGCCTAAGCCGCTTGGTGACTTCGTTTACTTGCGACTGCGGACCAACTGCATGACCGCGTTGTAGCTGAGGATCAACCCCAGCGCCCCGCCCGCAATACCCAGAAAGGTGTTGACCTTGTTCCAGGTCTCGGCGCGGGCCACTCGCTTGAGCTCGTCCTCGCTCGGCTGCAGGTCCCAGGGCAGCGGCTTGATATCCGGCGTCTCGGTCGCGCCGAGCTCGCGGTAAAGGTCCGTGAATCCCGAACCAACCCGCCCATAGATCGGGTGAACAACACCGCTGCTGGCGAGGACCTTCCTTCCGCGGTCGGTCAGCCCGCTGCCAAGTGGGTCATTGGAAGTGAGTTCGAGATACGACACGGCGCGCCCCTGCTGGACTCTAGAAAGAGTATTTCTTCAGCGAGTGGTCGGCCATGACCTTCGTGAACGTGCTGCGGACCGACCACTCGCTTCCGTCGGTCCGCTTGAGCGCCTTGCAGAGATCGCGCACGAGCGGGCTCGGGAACTCGCCCTGGGTCTTGCTGCTGGCCCGCTTCTTCTTCGTCCTGCGTCGTGAAGTCGTCAAGAGAGCTCCTCTCAGTGAGCCCAAAGGCTCCTTCTTCTTGGATTCGGGGCGCGGCGGCGTCGAGAAGAAGCTGCTCGCACGGCGCTTCTTGGTCTTCTTCCGAGGCTTGCGAGGCCTCTTGATCTCCTCGGACGCCTCTTGCTGCTCCGGGTGGGAAACGATCGGCGTCTCGTCGTCCGGCTTGAGCGCGCGGGCGCCACGGACCAGCGAGCGACCGCTGACGTTCCCCTGGGCGTCGACCCGACGGACCTTGAACTCCGTGCCGCCACCCTCCTTGGACTGCTTGGCGATCACCTTGACTCGAGTCGGGGTGCCCTGGATCGAAATCTTCCAGGTCGAACCGATCTTGACTTTGCTTGCGCTTGCCATGTAAGACTCCTGGCCGGGCTGTGGGGGGGGCTTGAGTGAAAGAAGGCCCGGCCAGGATTTCTTTCATTTTAGCAGCCAGGGTCACCCCTGCTCCGGCGCGCCTTCGCGGTGAAAGCGCGATCCGCAACTACATTCCGAGCTCAGGGTCGCTAGAGCGCGCTTGACGGATCGCTCGCCTGATACCTGTTTGCGTTCAGGATCCTGGTCGTTAAACTGGATAACGTTCAGAATCGTGAACATTATGGTTCGGTCGCTCTGTCTGGGTTGCATGAGGTGGAGATCCAATAACGATCACTAGCGGCAGGTAAATAGGCCCCTGCTAGGACTTGCTGCTTCACGAATTTCCGCCGGCGCGACCTCGTTCGCCCGAGCACGCTTCCTTGATTCTCGATCCGAACGAACCTTGGTCAACGCACAGATCCGGTCCATGATCTGCGAGCCCGATTCCTCAGCACCGAGCCCATGGAAGCAATCGAGCTCGGCGCTCAGAACGACTGCGGCCCGGTCGGGGGCGGCGGGGGAGCATGGCCGCGGGACCAGCCCGCGCTGCGACGGTGGTGCTGGTAGGCCTGCTGAGCCTGAGCCTGAGCTTGAGCCTGAGCCTCCAACTGCTTCTGCATGTTGCGCTCGTCCGCCCACTGCTGAGCCATTCGCGCCAGCTTGGGGATCAGCAGAGGCAAGGCCGCGGTCGCGCCGACGCCGATCACCTCTTGACTCTTGCAGCGAAAGCAAACCTCTTCGGCGCCGCAGCCCTTGCAGGCGAACTGCTTTTCGATTCGAGTCGCTCCGTCAGCGCTGACCTCGCGCTCAAAGTCGCGCAGAACCTGCTCCGGGTCGTGCTCGCCGTCAAACAGCTTCGCCAGCGTCTTGTGGATCCGATCCTCGCTCACGCTCGGCCTCCTCTCGTTGCTTCTGCAGGTGTATCTGGACGGCGCGGGCATTGATCAGCGCGATCTGGTCCTTCTCGGAGAGGGACTCGAACTCGTCACGATCGACGAACACGAGCTTGAGCGCCCCGCCCTCGCCGGCGACGGCCGAGAAGCGAAGGTAGGAGAGGCAGCTGCTGCATACCGACAAGTCGTTCTCGCGAGGCTTGCGCGCCCGGCTCTCGTCCGCACAGCCGCTGACCGGAATCGGCGTGAAGCAGGAAGGGCACTTCAGGTCGTTGTGAACCCAGTATTCAGTCACAAGGCCCCCTGAATCGGAATCTCGCCGACCGGCTTATTGCTGTAGAGCGTGCAGTCCTCAGCGAACTGCTTCATGGCCCCGCCCGGGTGATAGTAAGCATAGCAGGCCCAGCACTCCAAGCAGCAGGCGTAAGACCCAAGCGTGATCGAACCCGGCCAAACTTGAAGTTCGAGCGGGCGCGAACACATGCCACAGCGATCTGCTTCAGGCCCATGACTGCGGTCGTTCATGGCTTCCACCTCTTCACCTTGGACCTTAGCTCGCGAGCGCGATTCTCATGACCCTCGGCGAGCTTCAAGAGCCTCTCTGCCCAGGCCTCCCACGCCTCTTCGACCGTGGGGTAGAACTTCGTCGACGGGCTCGCGTTGGGAAACGTTTCCTTTTCCGACTCCTCAAAAGGAACGAAACCCCCGGAGGCGGAATAGGTAATTGCCCAGCGACGGACCTTGCCGCTCATGCTCCACCCACTCCACGCTCGATCCGAACGCAGTTCCACTTGATCGAGGTGCGGTCGGAAAACGGGTTCGAGACGAGCTCGCTTCGATACACCCCGTTGTTGTCGAGCACGAGGCACGAGGCACCCGATCGAACGTTGAGGGCGTCTCGCTCGGCCAGGGTCTTGACGACCATGAAGGGATAGCCGGGGGGAGACGAGGACAGGCGGGCAACCGCATGCCAGCGGTGATCTTCGCCGTAGCGGAACACGCGGCGTTGCTGCTGGGCGTAGATCGTCAGACCCGGCTCGCGGATCTCGCGCGGGACCGTGTGCAAACTGTCCGCGTCCGCGACCTCCCGAAAGAGCGCGCGGAGCGAGGTCAGCTGCTCCTCGCTCAACGACCTTCCCTCCTGGCGCAGCCAGTTGATCTTGTCCCAGACCCCAGGAATGCGCCCGTCCTGCTGAATCGTCAAGACGGCCTCGAGCAAGCGGTCGATCACCTCGCCGCCGTCATTGAGGCGCAGCAGCGACCAGTAGAGCTCTTCGGTGGCCTCGTAGTCGCCCTCCTTGGCGGCGCGCTCGAGTCGCCGAATTCGCTCGTCGCTCACAGCAAGAGGAACCGCTTGACCGCTTCCGCGGCCTTCGCCCCTAACTCCTGAGGCGTTCCGTCGTTGACGAGGACTTCGTGCCAGGGGTAGTCCTCGGGGATCATGTGATCGAGGGCCTGGGTCGAAGGTGCGTCGGGGCGGACGATCTTCAACAAGAGGCCGCCACGCTCGCGAATGGCCTCGGCTTCGTTCACTCCACGGACGTCGGTGAAGATACAGAGCCCCTTGTCGGGCAGATCGTCGAGGGCCTGATCGCGCCATACGTGCTCGTGAATCTCGCGCCCCTTGCCGCCAACTTCGATCATGAGCTCGAGCGGCGTCTTACCGATCCCGGGGAGCGGCTTGGATCGCTCTTCTCTGTGCTGCTCGTAGTAGTCCGGCGGCTGCATGCCGTAGCACTTGAACATGAGGTAGGTGATGTACTTCAGGTCGTAGGCGAACTTGCGCACCTCGACGCTGATCCAGGGGAGGTAGGCGCGGATCCCGCGCGCGGCGGTGTCCTTGCCTACCCCCGTCTGGTGCCCCATTCCGATCAGGACGAGCTTGGACACGCTACCGCCGGGGCGTCTTGGGGAGGACGTCCTTCTCGCAGCCAGCGACCCGCTTCTTGGCGGGGTTCGCGACCTCGCACATGTAGTGGTAGCTGTCGGGGTCGTAGTTGGAGTGCTTCTTGAGCGCCGTCGAGAAGACCCCGTCGTAGTTCTCCTCGCCGTCCTGGAAGTTGTCGTAGACCGCGATCACGTTGGCGAGCGTCTTGCCGCCCTGACCAGGAATCCAGATCTGGTCGCCGACCTTGTAGAGGGGCTTGGGCTTCACCGGGCGGATCGGCTTGGGGGGCTTCGGAGGGCTGACCGGCTTCGGCAGATCGGCGACGGTGGGCGTCTCGGCCGCAGGAGCAGGGGCGTCCGCCGGAGCAGGAGGGGAAGCGTCGATCACCTCGCCCTCGATCTCCTCGGGGTCAATGGGGGTCGGATCGTTTTCGTTCGTCATGACGGGTCCTAGCAGTTGAATGTGCAGCTGGCACGGTTGGCGTTCCAGAGCATGCACTTCTCGCGCACGCAGGGAACCTTGATCGTATCCGCTACGAGCGGCGGATTTGGGTTTTCCTTGGTCGGCTGGGTCTTGGCGTTGTAGCCGAGACCACCCTGAACCTCGTAGACCGGGACCTCGCGCCCGCCCGCCTGGGGTAGCTGGAGCGCCGACTTGAGATCCGCTGTGTTCAGCTGGGGCCCCATTTGTGCCATGCCGACGGGAGTAACCCGCACGGCCAGGGTTCTGGGGATCAGCTGCATTCCGGTCATGAAGGGACAGACCTTGACGTCCTCGGACTGATTTTCCTGGGTCACGCGGATTCCTCTCGCACGACCCCTCCTGCTAGAGAACGACGGGGCCGTATCCGTTCATGACTTGGCAGAGCGCGAAGAGGTCTTGCTGGAGTCCGCCGCAGCGAGCTCGAGCTTGATCCGGCCCCGCATTGAGCTCGCGCTGGAGCTCAGCAAGCCACTTTCGATTGTCCGTCACTTGGTAGAACGGCCCGCCGCGGAAGAAACCGCTGCCGATCTGCTGTGACTTAGACACTTTGAGAGGCCAGGGCGCTTCTGGCAAGTCCTCGGGACGAAGTGAAAGTGCGTAGGACGCTGCGAGGGCGACTTGAGGGTCGCCCCAAGCATTGAGGCTCATTCCTCGTCCTCGTCGTCGAGGTCTTCGTCGTCGTCGAGATCCTCGTCGTCGTCGAGGTCTTCGTCGTCGTCGAGGTCTTCGTCGTCGTCGAGGTCTTCGTCGTCGAGGCCTTCGTCGTCGAGGCCCTCGTCCGGCTCGAGTTCCTCGTCCGGCTCGAGTTCCTCGGGGAAGAGGTCGATCGTGTTCCTGACGAGATCGAAGTCCTCGTCCTCGTCTTCGTCGAGCTCGTCCAGGTCGAGGAGCTCGTCCACGGCCGTCATGACTCGGTCGAGCAGCATGCGCCCCTTGCGGTCCAAGGACGAGTCCTCGAGAAACGTCTTCACGTCACTCAGGAGCTCAAGGGTCTGGTGCTCTTCAGGGCTCAACATGAGCTCTCCACTCGGCTGTAGCCGCGCTTGGTGCCGTTGAATCGGCTCAGCTTGGCGTAGAAATATTCGCGCTGGTTGGGGTGCGGGTCTTTGATCTTGCAGCGAGCTCGACCATGGGGGCCGTAGTCTTCTTCGACCTCAATGACTTCGAATGTGCGCTTGCCAAAGGTCTGGCGCGGATCGTTGTCGATCCATACTTGACCCTTGCTCACTTGGTGCGGATTCTTGCTCACAGCGACCCCGATCGATCTACCCAGTATATGCCTGCCGTCTTGGCTTTGGAGGTCAGCCGATCGCCTTCAGCAAGATCAAGTGAAAGCGGGCGTCGCCCTTGTGAGCCTTGTCGTGATCTTGGAACGTCTGCAGGAGCCGCTCCGAAGCGTCGCGGAAATCCTTCTCGCGATCCCTGGCAGCCCAGACGCGGAGGGCGTGCTTGTTGAAGGTCTCGGTCGCGATCTCGAAGGCGCCAGTGGGCACCGAGCGCTTCTTGCAGTTATCGAGGTAGCGGATAATCTTCCGCGCCTCGCCCAACTGATCGCGCATGTCCCTGCGCCCGCACGTGTCGGCGAGCAGGCGCAGGGACTTGATCGCTGCCTCAACGAGATAGCGAGGGACCGCAACCTCGTTCGGCTCCTGACCCACTAGAAGCCAGCGGCAGCGGCGGCGGCCTCCTGCTGAGCCGGAACCGAGGGCTCAGTCGAGACAGGATCCGACGGAGCGGTCGGAGCGGTCGGGGACTTCGTCGCCTGGGGATCCGAATCGCCGGGAGGAGTCGCGAGCGCCTCCTCGTCCGAGAAGACCGCGGCCATGTTGATCTTGTTGCGCCCGCTCGCGATCACGCGACCGACCACGTCGTTGACCGTGGGAGGGTTGACGGTGTCGATCGCCTTGGGGAGTCCGGTCTCGATCAGATCGATCACGCCAGTGAAGAACTGGACCGAAGCGGTCTTGATCTCAGGGGGCTGGCTGCCCTCCTCGAGAATCTTGATCTGCTTCTGGAGGTTCTTGATCGCGAGCTTGAAAGGGGGAGTCTTGGCCATGTGTTTGTTCTCCTTGCGCGGCGGAACTGCCGTCGCGAAGAGAAACTAACAAGCCGATCCGACAACAACCAAAAAGAATCGGCGCGGAGGTCGTGTCCCCGCGCCGATTCAATTCACCCAGATAGCCCAACCCACCGCACCAAGCGGAGAGTCCAAGCGGGCGGCGGGGATCGAACCCGCGACGAACGGGTTGGAAACCCGACGCTCTACCGCTGAGCTACGCCCGCGTTTTCAGCTGCGACACCCCACCCTCCGTGCCGCCTCACCCCGTGTCGACGAGGTCCCTGTATCTACCACTCCTGGTCAATGGAGGTGCCGGGAGTCGAACCCGGGTCCGCGATAGCCTCCGACCGCGCGCTCTACGTGTGTATCCGTCTGTTTGATTTCGCTGCCCGAGCTCGAAACGGCACGATCTCGGTCAGCTATCCGTCGATTTTGCTTCGGATCGAGCTAGGCGGACTCGCTCGAATTCCTAGTCCGTCTTTTGGCCCCGGACCCCTTCCTCACGGACGGGATGTCAGGCCGGGGTGGTCGAGCTAAGCGACCAGGGCGGGCTTGGCGGCGCCGTCGATCCACGCGTGGATCTGGGCGTCGGTCAGGCCCTGCTCGTTGCTGTTGGCAAATGAGCTTTTTGATCGGCTTTTAACGCAGCCAACCGATCAACTGCGACACGCACGCACGACTTCGTCTAGCACGTCGAAACCAAGGTCACCCCCTTGTTGTGGAGGAAGACTACCAAGGCGGGCCTGCGTGGTCAAGAAAATCACAACCCTAGATTTGCCAGGATCATGTTCAGCGCCGACTCGTTTTCGGCGGTCCCGACGAACACGTCCGGCTCGTCCGGGTTGAATGTCGTTCCCAAGTGGACCGAGTACGGCTCGGCGCCCTGGACCCACTCCTCGGAATCAGCCTGGTTCAACGCCATGCACCGGACGATCACAGCTACCTCCTCGTCCGGCCAGAGCGGGTTCCCCGCTTCGTCGAGCTCGAAGTTGATCCCGCTCGGATCCCACTCGATCCTCAGGTTCGGAGGCCTCCCGACGGGAAGCACAGCCGTCGCCCAAGGATCAAGGTTGCTGCTTTCGTCTTCGAACCCGAACTCTCGCAGGAGGTGGGGGAACGGAACCAAGGGCTGGTAGTCGAACCCATGAAGCGGGAGCACGCTGTGGTCGCGGCCGGGATCGGCCGTTCTCATGCTCGAGTCGACGTAGTCGACCGCTCGACGCTGATCGCGCTCGATAGGGATCCAGGCCCGATAGAACAGCGGCTGCATGATCTCCTGATAGGCGTAATCCGGATCCTCGTCGACCGCGAACCCCTCCTCGGTTGCGAGGTAGTCAACGAACCAGTTCACCGGAAACAGAGCGCGTGGGTAGTGCCCCAGGTCCATGTGCCAGGCCATGACGCCCAGTAGGCGAGGTCCAGGCTCGACGAGCGCTCGGGCCGCGGCGAGCAGGTATTCGACCTGATCTTCACCCCGGATCATGCGATTGACCGCGGGTGGCATGCGAAACTCGCCCTCACCGTATAGGTAAACCTTTCCACCGCGGCCGCCGAAGTTCCACGGCCTCCTTTCCGCAGGAAGATCGAGCCAGGAAGCGTCGAGGGTAGCGAAGCAGGCGACCTGGTCCTCCCCTTCGACGTCCGACCAATCCACCGGTCGATCGCTCAGCAAATCAGGCCAGCCGATCAGCAGCAGCGCGTCACCAGGCAACAACCTGCCGAGAATGAAGTTCGGGGCCTTGGGGTAGGGAACCAGGAACCAGTCCGAACCGAGCTCCTGAGCGGCGAGCACGAAAGGTTCGAAGGCCTCGTCGACCTGGCCCGCGCGCAGGAGCGCGGTGGCGTAGGCGAGCACGTCTTCGCTCGAGCCGGTCTCCTCGGCGCGGCGCTCAAGGTCTCGGAGGCGTCCTGCTGGGTTTCGCTTCACCGAATCGTGTCCGCTGCGCTCACGCCAGCGCCGGCCCTCGTCGCTGTTGCGTCGGTATCTCATTCGAACTCCACGTCCCCCTGGAGTCGCCAGGTAGCACCGCAGTCCGAACACGAAAGGAGGTTTGTCCAACCTCCCGTAATGTCGTGGTCCTCGTAACCGATCGTCGCGCGGTCCTCGTAGATCGTAGGAGAGGAAACGATTCCGTAGTTGTTCTCGAGCGTAAAGTATGTATCTCCGCTGGAGTGGTAGTAATCGGGGTCGTCTTCGTCTCGCCAAAACTGAAACGCGGCGTGACCCCTCGGGCAGACGAGGTTGTTCTCCCAGTCAGGGAACCAGTTTCCGTTGCGGCGCTCCCACCGAATGAGGTGCTCTTCGTCGCTGACGTAATTGGGCAGCGCGTCCATGACCGCCCGGTAAAGCGCGACCTGGTCTTCGAGCGAGAGCGCTTCGATCATGCCCTGCCGAAGCCGCAGCGCGATCAACGACGTCCGGGCGTCCAGGTCACCCTGGCCGGCGCGGCGCTCGAGCTCGCGGGCGCGCGGGTCAGTCACTCAGACCCTTCGATCCATACACCAGATCGAAGATCCTCCGGCATGAGCTCGCCGCGATCGACCAATTCCTTGGCAGCTTCAAAGACGTAGCTCGGAGAGGCGTGCCCGCCAGTCAACCGCTTCTCCAAAAGAATCTCGTAGTGGAAGTCATAGAGCTCGTCGTCTGCGTGTTCAACCGAAGTGATAAACCCAGCGTCTTCTAGATTATTCAACTCCTCTCTCCACCTCTCGATTGAACCCTCGAACGTGCGAAGGTCGCCGTCATGGTCGTAAAACTCAACCCGGACCACAGCTTCGACCCCCAGGCTCGCAAGGAACTCGCGCTGCAGGCCGGGTGTGTTGCGCAGGATAGCTGACGCGCGAGCGAGGATTTCGTCCGGGCTCACTCGAGGAACTCCTCGATCTTGTAGCCCACGTAGGTCGAGACCATGTCGGTCAGCACGTTCGCCGCAGACTCAGGGCTCCCCCAGAGCAGGTCCGGCCGCGTTACCCGCACGCCGAACTCAACCGCCTCGTTGAGCGTGGTCAAGACCAAAACCTCATGCTCCGTGACGCCCATGCGCCGGCCGATCATGCCCCAGATCACATGCGTCGCCGTCCAGCCGTCCACGGCCTTACCGGGACGCTCTTCCTTCCAGCGCCTCCAGGGGCCGTCGATTGCGTGCAACGCCGCCACGTAAGCTGCGTAGAGGGCGCAGTAAGCAATAAGGTTCTTGGACACAGGACTAGGCGATCTTCTTGATCTTGCGGTAGATGTACGTGCCCGTCAGCCCGAGCGCCATGCCCGCCACGCCGATCGCAAGGATCCGCGAAAGAGGGCCAGGCTCGCCGTAGGGCGCGACCGTCACCGTGCCCGCGATCGTGTTCACGTCGAAGGTCGGCTTGAGCGCAGCCAGGAAGAACTCACCGATTCCGGGAGTGCGACTGCTCTGGCCGGTCAGATCGGCTCCGGTGTAGGTGACCGAAGGACTCAACGTTGAGCGGAAGGTGACGGAACGGATCGGGTTCGCCGCGGCACCGCTGATCGCGCTCGAGACAACGCGGGTAAGGTCAGACATAGCTTGACTCCTCTTTCCTTCAGTTTAGCGGAGTTACAGGGGCCTGCCGTACAGCAGACGACCCCCGGACGAACCGGGGGTCTACTGTCGATCCGGGGGCTGCGTTACGACGTCGGGGGGCGGAACTTCTTCTTCTCGCCCTTGGGCTTGGTCCCGCGGACCTGCTCCTTGAAGTTCTCGGCCTGAATGGCGGAGACCTCCTCCTCGAACAGCTGGGCCTGCGCGGCCTGAAGTTGCTGCTGAGCGGCGAAGAGGTTCTCGGACGCGTCGAGCAAGGCGTCCATGCGCTCCACGATTCCGTCGAAGGCCTCGATCTCGGGGACGTTGAGGTTTTCGCCCCAGCCGAAGCTACGGACCTCCTTCGAGTCCACCACGACCTTGTTCAGCACGAAGGCCGCGCCGGTCTCCTTGGCCTGGCAGAACTTCGTGAAGACCTCGTCATGAGTCGGGCCGTCGTCGGGGTGCTCGATCGTCTGAAAGCGACCGTCCTTGAACATGATCGCCCAGAAGTTGTCGTCCCCGTCGGAGTCGGAGTCGTCTTCGTCAATGTCCGGCAGAGCCGGGTCCAGCACTTCGGTCGTCATTCTCTTCTCCTCAGAGATCGGGGGTTTGGGTCGGACTGCTCAGGTCCGGGGTTTGAGAGGCGCCCAGATCCGAATTGATCGAGACCTGCGGCCGCGCCTTGAATTCCTTCTGGGCCCAGTCAGGCGCCTCGCGGCGCAGTTCCTCGCCGGCATACTGCAGGACGTGAAGCTTCTGCTGGAGCTCAGGGACCTGGTCGCAGTACTCGAGCATGCGCTGCAGGCCCTCGTAGGTCAGCTTGAAGCCGATCGTGAATCCTGCCTCGTCTTCCCAGACCAGGTCAGACATTTCCCGGTCGTTGGGGTTGATCGGGCGCTTGTCGAAATACCCCCGCTCGGCGAGTTCGTGGATCTTGCGCTTGATCTGGAACGCGTTGGCCTCGACGGCCTCGAACTCTTCGGGCTTCCAGTTGGGCTTGCTGCCCTTCCCTCCACAGACGCCGCAGGTCACCAGAATCGGATTCCCCTTAAACAGAGTCTGGACCTTGCCGCGCCCCTGGCAGTCGGGGCAGGGGATCTCCTTCGGCTTGTAGGCGAGGGCCTGCCAGTGCTCGAGCTCGTTCCCCCAAGTCTCGCTGTTCTCGTCCATGGGGCACGGCGGCAACCAGGTCGTCGTGGCCGCAGCCAGATCCTCGGGGGGAATGATCGCGCCCAGGCACAGCTGGGCGCCGCTGACGATCCCACGGCCCGAGGCGAGGTCGTTCGCCGTCTGGGGGAGTCCAGTCCCGGCGTGCAGGACGCCGGAGAGGTCCGCGTCGGCGGCCACCTGTCCGCGGAGATCGTCCGTGATCCCCTTGTAGTGGTCCTCCTGCTTGCTCGTCGTGAACCAGCGGCTGACCTGCTTCTGGACCTTGGACCAGAGTCCGATCTGCTGCTCCTCGCGTTGCCGGAGCTCGTGGCGCTCCTCTTCGCTCAGCGTGTCGCCGGGCTCGGATCGAATCGGCGCCGTGCGGCGGTCGCGGCTGTGATACAGCTGCCAGTAGAAGGCCCAGACCGCGCGCTCGGCGTCGTCGGGGCTCATATAGCCTTCGCGGCTCATAGTGGAACTCCTCGCACTAACAAGTAGTGAAGCACGAGAAGCAAGTCTGTCCAGCTATCGGGACTTGCGCTTTTTCAGCGCGCCTCCTGCCAGCGCCGCGGCTCCCGCCGCCCCGGCCGCGGTTGCGACCGCCGTCGTGACGCAGACTGGGCAGGGGTTGCTGCGAACCCGCCGCTGAGCAAACGCGTGATCGCTCAAGGTCAGTTGATCGCTGGCAATCTCGCCGTCGGCCCACAGCGTGCTCAGCCACTCCCAGGCGAGATCGGCTTCGATCACTCGCTCGTAGTTGGGTTCGAGTCCGTTCTCGCCCCCGATCGCCGTTACGGTCGCCAGGTGATTGGCCGTTTGGATCGGCTCGCCCTCGTAGAGGCTCACGACGTAGTAGAAATCTTCGTAGTTCTCCATGTGCGACAGCGACCAGTCGTATTCAACCCCGAAGACCCAGCCCCTTTCTTCCGCCTCGCGCTCCGCCCAGGCCAGGTCGACCGCGTTGCGCACACGGTGCTCGATCTGCTCAATCGCGTCCGCGCCAGCAGGGTGCGACCAGCCTGCCCACTCATACATGTATCGCTCGGCTTCGTTGAGGTTGAAGCGAGCGAGGACCGTCTCCTCAAGCTTGCCGTGAAGTTCAAGCAGGCGAATGTATTCCTCCTGCTCCTCGGGCGTGCGCTGCTTGCGCTCGAGCTCTCGGATCCGCTGGTCGCCGCGGGGTGGATTGAAGCCGATCCTCCTCCTGAGAATGGCCTGGCGAATCGACTCGATTCCGATCTTGTCCCAAGGCGACCCGCACCTGCCCTGCATGACGAACGCATGAAGTTCGTGAGGGGCGTAGTACCTCAGCAGCATGTCGGCTCGGAGCAATCGAGGCTCCTGGGCCTGTGAAGTCGGGGCGTCCCGCTCAAGGACGATCTGGCCGTCGCGGGTCAGAGCGCAATCAACAAGATCCTCGCTCATGACCTCAACGACTTCGAACTTTATTCCGTGAGCGTCCCCCAGGGCCTCAGCACATGCCAGCATTTTCGCGTTCTGGATCCGAGCTTCGATTCGAGCCATTTCACCGCGGCGGCGTTCGTCAAAAGCGGACCACCCGTAGCCAGATCGCTCGTAGAAGTAACGCTCGGCAGGAGTGAGCGTCTGCGGGATCACGTGCTCCTCCAAGCGCCCGAGCTCGCCATGAAGTTCAAGCAGGCGAATGTACTCTTCCTGCTCTTCCGGCGAGCGCTCGATCCGCTCGAGCTCGCGAATCCGCTCGTCCCCGCGAGGCGGGTTGAGCATGACGACGTCGTGCCCCTCGGCCGCCAACTCCCGCAGGAGTCGCTTCAGACTCGTGAGCGCGTTCTTCCAGGATCGCGGGTCACTGGCCGTCTTGGGAAAACCGATCGTCTTGCCCTTGATCTTGTAGATCAAGTGCTTCTTGCTGCGAACTAGCTTGGCGTCGTTCTGCTCGAGCAGCCACTTGACCTGGGAGAGCGCGTCACTGGAGCGCCCCTTCTTCTTGCCCTTCTTCCTCTTCTTCTTGGGATTCCTGCGCACGATCACGCTCCATTGCCGTTCGTTCAATCGCCCCAGGAACTGGTCCAGCGCGAGCTCGAGATCGTCGGTCGGGGCCGTGCTCCCGTAGCTCATGAGGCCCGGCGTCGCGTCCCGGACCGCCCAGCGCAGCGCAGACGGATCGCCCTGCTCGAGCCAGGCACGCAGCAACTCCTTGCGCCAGGGCTCGGCGCGCCGCTCGGCGAGCGTCCCCCAGAACGGGGTCAGCGAAATCGTATCAACGCGAAGGAAGTCCCCCGCCGCGGCCCGCGCCTGAGGCGTCGAGCGGGACAGGCGCCTTATGCGGGCCTCTACGTGATCCAGGAGCTCGTCGTCCAGAACGCGTTCGCCGGACGTAAAGGGCGAGGCGATCGGGTTGCTCATGACGCCCTCAAACAGAGGTCCTGGGCCCTCGTCTTCACGCGGGTCGTAGATCGGCGGAGGTTCAATTCCGACGCGATCTCGCTTCTGCTTGGCGTCGAGCCAACTCTGGTAGCTCTTCTCGAGCTCTTCGCGCCGGGCTCGCCGATCTTTGATCGCGCGAATGCGGGCGCGCTCTCGCTCGCTCGAGATCCACCAGGCCCAGTCTTCCCATTCGCTCATGCTGCCCTCAGAACAAGTAGGCCTGGCGGGGATCGTCGAGCAGCCGGCCGCAGCGAACGATAATGTTCGCCCCGAGTTTGCTGAGGTAGATCTCACCCCCCTCGTAGAGAGTGCGCAACGCCTCGGCCGCCTCAGCGCCCAGCCTACCCAGCACGAAGTGCTCGTGACCGAAAGCGTGAACCATGCGGCACCAGGTCCGCAGCAACGCTCGCAGTTCGTTCAGGTCCGAAAAGATCACGTCGTAGAGCACGAGCGACTTACCGAGCCGGGCGACCAGGCCCCCTCCGCGCTCGCTCGCGCCGCGCCCCCCGAAGCGACCGGCGACGATCGCGCCCGAGAACGGGTCCATGGGCAGGTAGCCGATCTCGACAACCGACTCTTGCCCCCAGCCCGACCGCATGCTGATCTCGAGCCCGCTCTCTGCGTCGCGCCAGCTGTACTCCTTCGGATTCTCGACCGGCCGGAGCACATACTTCCGCCCTTCCTTGCCGAGCTCGGCACGCAAGGCGTCGAAGGAGCGATCGAAGACACGATCAGAGAACAGGACTGGAGGTGCCCCGGCGCTCAAGGACGCGTCGATCTGCTCCGGGGTCAGATCCGTCGATCGGTCGTTCGCCCGTCCCAAGGCGTCGACAAGGACCTCGCGCGACAAGGCGACGTTGCCCTCCAAGAGCTCGCGACGGACACCGGGAGCCATGCGGCGGAACGCCGTGACGAGCTCGGCGCGCAGGGCGTTGCTTCGGTCCTGCTTGGTCTCGCGCCGCTTCTTGGCACGCTTCTTGGTCTTGGCGCGCTTCTCCTCCAGGCGCTCGACGGCTCCGCCGCCCTCGTAGCGCTGCCGAGCGGCAGCGAGGAGTTCCTCGCCCCGCTTCTTCATGGACCCGCCGCTCGCCTTGTGCCAGTTGCCGGGCTTGCCCTTGAGCAACTCGTAGCTGCGCTTCTTGAACTTGATCCGCCGGTTGCCGTCGGGGTGGCGCAACCCGCCCCACTGATCGCGCGTCCAGCCTCGGCCCAGGTAGTAGGCAGAGATCAGATCGGCGCCCAGGTCCGTCGTGACCTTCTTCTTGCGGCCGGCAACCTTGAGCACTTCAGCGTCGCCGGGCTCGAGTCCGAGCGCTAGTCGAGCAACCTCGTCCTTGTTCGCAGCCTGAGTGAGCACGCGACCCTTGTCGGCCTCACCGATCCGCAACCGCTCGCGCAGCAAGTTCGCCTCAGCCTCAGGCGTCGGCGATTCCTGGAACTCCCGTTCGGCGCGGGCAAAGCGATCGTCGGGGTTCATTTGCCGGGGCGGCCCGGAACGCTGGTAAGGGCGAGGTGGCCAGTTGTCCGCAAACTCTTCGATCGAAGCCATGGCGTAATCGACGCTGGCCTTCGCTTCTTCGATATGGCCGTTTTCGATTTGGTGGACCGCGGAAACGACCGCGGACAGAGGCCCGCGCAGTTCTTCTTGGTGACCGCTTTGGACGTAGAGGTCGTCCGTTCGACTCAAGAGCCTGCGGAGATCGGCGCCTGCGTACTGCGCGTACCGATCCGGATCGGTGTGCAGTCCCTCCCAAACGTCCAGGAGTCGATCAGAGAGGTTCTTAGCGATCCAGGCCTGGTAATCACTTCGGGCAGGATTTCCGCGCGCAGGCCAAACCGGGCGCCCGTCGCGCGGCGGCGGCTCGTGCAGGTAGGCCCACATGATCAATCCGAGGTGCTGGCGCGTCGGGATCCAAGCGCCTCGCTTCGCGCTCCACTCCCAAAACGGACGGCCGCTCTCTTCCATTTGGGTGACGTGCCGGGCAATGAACTCGCCGCGGCGATCCCACCAGGACGTCTTCGCTGTCGCCTTGCGCTTCTTGAGCGCTGACTTCTTTCCTTTGACCGCCTTGTAGGCCTGAAGGAATCCTTCGCCTGTGACCTTGCTGCTTCCCTTGCGAGCCACCTCGCTGACACCACGCTCCTCAGCCAACGGCTCCCACTTCCTGACCTCGGCCAGGGAGAGGTAGGGACGAGCGGCGCCCCACCTCTTCGTACGGCTTGGGTTTGCCTTGACGAGCTTCCGAGCCGCTCCAGCCGCGTCCCTGGCAGCGCCAACGGCTCCCTCGCCTGCTTTGGTGATCGCGCCCTCGGCGAGGTCGGTCACAGGCTGGGTAATCCACTTGTCGATCCGGTTGGTCACGAGCTCGGCAGCAGCACCCGAAGCCGTCCAGCCGATCAATTTGCCCACGAGCTCGGTCCCCGAAAGGCCGAACGGATTGTCTCGATAACGGCGCTGGAGCGTGCGCTCGTGCTCCGCCTCGTCGAAGTATGCGTCGATCGCGTCCTGGATCTCGCCCAGCGAGACCTCCGAGGGCTCCATGTCGGCACGCAGGTAGCCCACGCGCTGCAACTCACGGGCGAGCTCGGTCAGCAGGCGCGCATATCGCTCTCCGCTCGAGGCGTGCAGCTGCCGGTAGAGCAAGCGCATGCGCTCGTCCCGGCTCGGGTTCCTCTTCGCCTTGGAGGGCTTGTCCTTGGGGGTCATTTCGTTTGCCTCGCGAACGAGCTCGGCGATCTCAGGGGGGTAGGGGACGCGTTGACCCTTTTTGGCCTTGACCTTCTTCTTGACCTGCTTGAGCAAGATCGAGCGACCCTGCTTGGTCTTGTTGAGCTCTCTGATTGCGTGAATCGGCAGGCAGAGCGGCGGGCGATCGCCTGAGAGACGGGTGCCCTTCGCGCCGCACTTGTGCGACCAGTCCAGGTCCTTGTTATATTGTCCCTTCTTCAGCGGCGTGCTGTCGCGATTCTTGCGCAGCAAGATCGAGCGCCAGTCTTGCTGGGTCCACTGCCACGACTGGTATCCAGGCGCTCCCACTAGGACGGCTCCTTCGCAAGCACGACCGCGCGCTCTCCGAATCCGTCGTAGACCTTGAGGAGGACAACCTCGGCGGCCCCCTCGAACGTCTCCTCGGTGTCACGATAGAAGAAGTGCGGACCGTGGGTCATGCAGTTGTAGCGAAGCTCGCGCCAGGGGCCCGGCGGGACCTCCTTGACCTCGCCGTCGATCTCTCCGTCCAGGTAAGCGTGAACGTTGCGCTGACCCTTCTCGCGAGCCCGCTCCCAGCCCGAGCAAACGACATGAGGCTTGCAGCCCCTCAAGCGCAGCCCGCGGGCGTACCCTTCGACCTTTCCGTCACGCGTAACCGCAAAGCAGAGGTTGTGCAGGTTGTAGTGGACGCGCGCCTTGCCCGAAAAGTTGGTCAGCGGGCGGTCGATCGGATCGCAGCAGCGGATCATGATCCCTCCACGGGGTCCGGAAGGCCGTCGAACGGATCCTCCTCCAGGCCGAAGAATCGCTGCATGAACGAACGGTGCTCGAGGGGAACGTGGTTCACGTTATAGGGGTCATACTCTTCGACTCGAACCTGAAAGCTCCCAAGGCGGTATACCCAGCCAGGAACGAAGTCAGGGTCGACGCCGTATCCTCCAGAGTTCAGAGGCCACAGCCGGATTCCCCCCGCCCCGCCCCCTGGGAAGCGAAAGTCGACGTGCGGAATCAAAAAGACCGGAGGGCCCTCGTCTTCACCAGTGAAAGCGAACTCGAAATAGACGCGGTCGACGACGACAACAGACCGGTCATTGTCAAGCCACTCTTCGGTCGTGTATCCATGACCGCTCGGAAAATTCCCCGCACGAAAAGCTCGGCGCGCCTGAACAGGCGACCAACGAAGCGTGATCTTCTCTCCGGGACTGGGCAGAAATCCGAGCTCCTGAAGGATCGCGAGGTCCTCCGCGAGCTCCCTGCTCGTCGGGATATCAAGTTCCCCCAAAGGACTGGCTCCCTCTGGAACGAAATGGTAGAGCGGGGGGCGTGGCTCGACCCCGCGACGGATACGCTCGATCCGAGCGGCGATCGGATCGCGACCGCGCTCGAGCCGCCGCATGCGCTCGTCGGGGTTGTTGCGGACGCGCCCCGGCCAGTCAATTTCAATTTCTTCGCCAATACGTGGCGCCTTCCAGGCGCCGCCGGCCAGCCTAGCGTCTATGTAAAACCTCGAGCCGCTTACCTCAAAATAGATCGTAGGCCGAAGCCAGTCTCCAGGGACAACCTCGCAAGGGTCTGGAAATTCATACCTCAGGTCAGCGCACTTCGTGACCACTTCTCCGTTCAAACCGCGGGACCAACGAGGCCTAAACGACGGATAGCCCAACGAGGGATCCCAGCTAATCCTGATCTCTGAATCGAACTGAGGAAGCAGGCCGAGCTCCTGCTGAATCGAAATGATCTCTTGGATCTCTTCCCGAGAGGGGATTCCGCCTCGGCCGAAAGCGTCTATGCCTGGGTAGCAGCGGCGGAGATCAACGTAACTCTCTTCCGCCGGGACGTTGTCGAACTTGAACTCGAGCGGAGGCACCGGCTCGACCCCGCGGCGAATTCGCTCGATTCGGGCAGCGATCGGATCGTCGCTGCGCCCGAGTCGGCGCATGCGCTCGTCGGGGTTGCTGCGGACGCGTCGCTTGAGGTAAGACCGGTAGCTCTTGGTGGTCGGGCGGACGTGCCCGGTCGGGCAAGACCCGTCTTCGAGACAGGCTCCCAGGCCGACGTCGGTGATCTTGGTCGGCACGGGATCAAAGCGTGCCAGCGCGTCGTTCACCAGGCGGAGGTGGTGGCCCGGCAGCGCCAGGTAGACCTCCTGATACTTGGGCGCGACCAGGCAGAACCAGTCCCCAATTCGATCGACGAGCTCAGCACGAGCCGCGCCGCGGAGGTGCTTGGGCGGGAAGTCGTAACCCGTCTGGGGGTATTCGCGCGACCATGCGTAGGGAACGATTCCGAGCGGCTCGCTGACCACGAACAGGTCGAGCTTCTTGCCCTTGAGCCCCTTGAGGTAGCCGTGCTTGTGGCTCGGCGCCTCAGGGAAGGGTTTGGTCCCAGCACAGGGGACGAGGACAGCCTTCTTGTGCTTCGGCTTGAAGCGGTGCGCCTTCTTACGGTTCTTGACGATCAGCGGGTGCTTGATCGCGCGCAGGCCCTGACGCGGCGAGCGGACGCGGAAGTAAGGCGGGTTCTTCCGGAACGACTGACGCGACTTGTAGACCACGATCGGGATCATGTATCCGAACGCGCGCTCGAGGTCCACGTAGAGGTCGCCCTGTCGACTCCGGCGCCCCAGGTGTCGCAAACGGAGCTCCCCGGATTCACCTCCGAAGTCGAACAGGACGTCGATTACCTTGTAGCGCTCGCCGCGGCGATCGACCACGAACACGTCAGCCGTCCCGGCTCCGGCCGCGGCCAGAAGATCCTCCCAGGTGTTGGGGTTGGTGATCCCCATGACCGGTCCGACGGTCAGCATGCTCTGCAGCGCCTGGGTGATCGCCGGCTTCTCGTAGGTCCCCTCAGGCTGATAGATCAGCGGCGCCTCGCCCGAAGCGAGGTCGGCAAAGACGAGGCCGCGAGGCGGAGTCGTCATGGTCTTGGGTGCCGGCATGGGCAGGAACGCCTCGGCGGACGCCGGCAGGAGCGGCTCTTCGCTCACCCTTCACCTCGCAGGTAGCGCGTCAGGAGACCGTCGTCTCCGTAGAGGAGGTCCATACAGAAAGAGTCAAAGGCCTCCGAGTCCAATTCAAGGCGAACCAGAAAGTCGGCTTCATACGCGTCGCCGGCCGGGTGAACCTCCAAGAAGCCAACGACGCCATGCGCGCGATCGGCCAAGAGGTCCCAGTAGCCCTCGCGGCTCAGGTGCCCTTCGAGGAACTCGAGCCATATGTCCCACGGCCCAAGCGGCTCCTCGAGCGGAAGATCCCACTCAGAACGGAAGGCCGCGGCCGCGGCCGCAATGTCCCCCTGCTTGACCTCCACGAAAGGACTCAAAACGTCCAACAAGAGATTACGAAGCGAAGCAAGAGGGCTCAGCATTCCGGAGATCTCTTCGTAGTAAAGAGACTCCCCTTCGCTCCGAGACTCCCTTGAATAGACGGCAAGATAGGGCGCGACGCCGTAGCCGCTCACGCTTGGCCCGAGGGACGGCCAGTCTACGAAGAGACGAGCGTCCTCTCGCTGCGCTTCGTCCCGCGCGTTCTCGACCAACCACTCGGACAGCGCGCCGACGACCCCCAATCTCGCCGCCTGCAGCCGGCGCTCCAGGCGCTCAGCAGGAATCTCGCGGCCAGCTTGCGACTCGCGCGAAATGTCGTAGCAGAACAAAGCGACGAACGCCCAGAGCGGCGGGCCAGACAAGTTGTCGACATAGGTCTGCTCGGCCAGCGTGCCGTCGAAGAGCAGTCGGAACGCGTCGTCGTCCAAGTCCTCGAGCAAAACGAATTCCGCTCGCTGACGGGGCGTCGCGTGGCACCCGCGGTCGACCAGGACCTTTGGGGCCGCCAACAGCCCGAGCAGGTAGGCGTCCGCCGGGTGGATCACGCCCCGACGTGTTGCCTCACGCGTGTACCGCTCCCAGGCCTCTTGGGTGTTGTCTTCTTGAGCGCGCCTCAGAACTTCGCGCAGGCGCTCGCGACGGGGGTTCAGCGCCACCTGGAGTCCCTTTGCACGCTTGGTGCTGGGCCAGCGCAGGTCGTAACCGATCTTGACGCCCGTGACTGCCGACCCCGCTCGATCCGCCCCCGGCTCGTCCGCCTCAGGGTCGGCGACGTGACCGATCTCGTGCGCGAACAGCGCCTTGCGGTTCTTCCTGGGCAGCCAGCGCGTCTGCTCGGCGAGTTCGAAGATCGGTGGCTCTTCTCCGACGCGAACCTGGGCGTAACGGCGCGCGTTCTCCTCATGCGTCTGCGTGAGCTCTCGCGGCCAACGGAGCACGAAGGGCCCCTTGAAGCCCGCCTTGCGGTAGAGGGCCTCATACTCCCTGCGGATCTGATCGCGCGATACAGGCCGCTTGAGCTTTGGGTGCTTATGTCTCCGGCAGAACTCTCGGCCGCTGGACCTGCTCATTCTTCGATCCTAGCGGATTATCCGGCCCCTTCCGCCGCAGCACGAGCCTGCCCATGGGGAAGCGGCGCATGTCGTCCTGCTCGAACAGAAAGACCTCGGGGCAGGAGAAGCTCAGCCATTCGACGTACTTGCTGTTGCAGCGCGGACAGGCTCCGTAGGGACAGCTGGGGTCCTTGGCGAGACAGAGCTCGCAGAACGGATCTCGGCAAGGGTGCTGGGGCGGCTGAACGCCTTCCTTGCGATTCGTCCGCTCGTGCCACTCGGACCCGCACTTCATGCACTCGTAGGACTCGCGCTTCCCTGGCTTCTTGCAGCGGCTCGAAGCGTCCGAGAAGTCCAGGCGCGCTACCTTCTTGCAGCGATCGCAGCCGTTGTACCAGCCAAGGTCAAGGCAGCGATCGCACGTCATGGGAAAAGGCCCCTCAAGAACGGGAAGGTGGCGGCGCAGAAGGCGGCCAGGAAGAGCGCGACGGTAACAAAATCCACCCAGTGATAGGGATCCTTTTCGCTCACCGGGTGTGCCGCCTCAGCGCCTGCTGGTAGCTCCGCTGAATGCCGGCGCGCACGAGCGCCTTGGCCTGATCGTCACTTAGCTGCCTTGTTGCCTGCTGCAGCTGGCGATTCCCTGCCGTGGCCCGATAGAGCATGGCGCGGGCCGCACGGGGATTCTTGGCTCGCTCCCGCGCCTGCATAGCCCGATAGCGAATGTAACTCCGCTTCCAGTCGTTGACCTTCTTCTCGGCCTGAGCCGCAGCGACAGACCCAACAGCCCGAGCAGCCGACACGCCCATACGAAGACGCTGGAGGAGGCTGAGGTCGCGATTCGGCTGCGACGCTGGGGCCGAGCGAGCCCGCTGATACCGAGCCGGAATCCTCAGCGTCGGTGGCTGACGAGGCTGGGTTCGGAACTGGACTGGGGCCGAGCCCGCAGGCTTTGCGGCGCGAGCCGGCGCAAACTTGGACGTCGTTCCGACCCTGGAGGGAGCGGTTCGACCGGCAGTCGGGCGATACTGGATCGGGTCCGGCCGAATCGGCATGCGGACCTGGGTCGCCTGGCGTGCGTACCCTCCAGCTGGGAAGCCCTGGGGGAGCGCTGCCCCGGCGGGCGTAAAGATCGAGGGCGGATTGCCCAGCTGCAGCATGCTCACGTTTCCCGCTCCATTGCGTCCTTCATGATCTCCTCGAACTCAACGAGGGCTCTCTCCTTCCATTCTATCTCCTTTCGCAGGCGCTCCTCTTCCATTCGGAGGTCAAGGAGTCTCCGCTGAGCACGGCCCGCCCCCCCTCCAGGAGATCCAGACGAAGATCGGTAGCAAGATCAGTGAGATCGGACCGAAGACTTCAATGAACACGGCTAGATCCGCTCCTCTTCGTCCCACTCGAGCGAATCAAGCAGGCTCTCTTTCTCGCGCAACGTGTCGAGAACCAGCTTGTCGACAACGTGCTTCGCGACGAAGCGCACAATCAAGATCGAGTCGTGCCCCTCGGCGCCAATGCGGATCAGGCGACTCTCGGCCTGCTGGTTCTTGGCGGGGTTCCAGCTGAGATCGATAAAGCCGGCGACCTTGGCGCGGGTGAGCGTGATCCCCTCACCGCCGGCACCGATCGAGACCGCGAGCCCGCGCTCGATCTCGCCGGACTGGAAGGCCTCAACGATCTTCTGCCGCTTCTTGGCGGCGACGCCGCCGTGGAACACGTCCCAACCCGGCCGCCCGTCGAGGTAGCTCTCGCCTGCGAGCTTCTTGAGGATCGAGACGTGCTGGGAGAAGAGGACGACCGGCTCGTTCTCCTCCTCGCACTCTTCGATCCAGGCCTTGACCGCGGCGAACTTCGCCTGACTCAGCATGGACCGAATTCGGCTGAGCTCGTCGATTGTCGGCATTTGCGTGCGGCTGAGCAGGGCCTCCTGCACGGCCTCGAGGATCTCTTCGTCCTTGTTCCAGGGCCGCTCCTGGAAGTAGTACTCGACCCGCTCGTCGTAGATCAGACGGCGGCGATCGCGCTCGTCCGGGCTGAGGTGGGGCTCGAAGGGGCTGAGGATCTTATGGGGGCCACTGTCTGCGGTGACGTCCTGCCACGACCGCTTGACCGCGAGCATGTGGTGGACAGCCTCTTCGACCTCCCGGCGCGTCTTGTCATTGATCTCGACCTCAATGATCTTCTCGACACGCGGAGGCAGCTGCGAGAGGACGTCCTTGCGGCGACGGTTGATCTGCACTCGGCGCAGACGAGCGTGAAGCTCGTCACGAAGTTCGGCCGTCGGAGGCCGGCGACTCCCCTTCGGGTTCTCATACCAGTGCCGGAAGATTCGGAAGTAGTTGTCCCAGCTGCCGAATGCCGCCCGCTCGAGCCCGAGCGACTTCAGCACCTCCCAGAACTCGCTCGGCTTGCCCTCGCACGGCGTGCCCGAGAGCCCGTAGACGAAGCCGTTCATGGCCCAGACGCGATCGCGCATGGCGCGCCAGCGCTGCGTGCGGAAACTGCTCGGGTTCTTGAACGCGTGGCATTCGTCAGCCAGCAGAACCATGGGCCCGGTGATCTCGGGGTAAGGGTTGGCCTGGTGGCAGGTGCGATCGATCGGCTCGCCGTGCTTGTCGTGCCCGCAGATCTTGACGGGGTCCGGATCGTCCACCCACTCTTCGTACTTTCCGCCGTAGTGATACGGGATCACGCGACGGCGCCCGTCGACGACGAGCTCGAACGTGCGCGGGTGCTGAAAGTCTATGTGCGTGTGCTCGCAGCGCGGCAGGATCAGATTCCCAATCCGGCGCTCTTTGCGCAGATACCTCAGCAGACCGCGGAGGCGCTTGCAGCCCTTGCAGGGCTCGCCCGGCAAGACGCCGAACGAAGCAAGCAGGACGTCGCCCGGGGAAAGCGCCTTGAACTTCAAGGCGTAGTTCTTCATGGACGTCGCCATTTTCGGGCGAAGGTCCGGGCGCCACTTCTTGATTTCCTTCTGCCAGTTGTAGCGGACCGAGCTCGGGCTGAAGACGAGGTTCGGCATGTCGCTGCGCAGGGCGCCGAAACTCGAGATCACGGTGTTGTGGCAGAGGATCCCCTCGGCCACATAGTTGTGATCCCTCTCGATCTCGAGATCGTAGACCCAGTCGTCGTAGTCGACCTCTTCGACCGAGACGACGGTGGCGTAGTGGACCTCCTGCTCGATCAACCGCCAGGCCCGGTCGCGCGTGACCCGAAGGTCGTCATAGTCAAGTCGACGGAGTGCCTCGTCGATCCTCTCGCGGCGATACTTCCCGGCGAGATACTCCTCGGCAGCCTGGCCACTCAGCATGTTGTCCATGGCTTCAACGACAACCGCAAGCGACTCGCGCGAAAACTCCTGCTTGCCCTTGAGGTAAACCGTCGAGAGCTTGTATTTCGGATCCAAGTGCCACCATGAGGCAGGGAGTCCCGCGCGATCGAAGGCGGCCCTTATCAGATCAGAGGCCGGGAGGCCTTCGGTGTTGCTGTTGACCTTCTTCGCGCAGGCCCTCTCCAACTGCTCAGTCTTGTAGCCAACGGAGAACCCAACCTCGTCTCGATATCGACGAAGACTCGCTCCGCTGATCGTTCCTACCCAGTAGTCACGGTAGGGGCAGTTGGGGCTATTCGTTGCGCGGGCTCGCTTGCTGCGAACTCGCACCCAGATACCAAAGCGACGGAAGAGGTGGACGAGCTCCTTGACGAGCAGCTGACTCGCGCTCGAGAACTCAACAATGCTCCCCCTCTTGGGGCAGGATCCCTCCGCGTCCATGTAGGCGCGCAGGAAGGTTCGAACGACCTCTGCATTTCCCTGCATGACCGGGAGCGGAACGCGGCGATCACGGGAGCGTGTGCCCCAGGGGTAGTCGAAGCGCAGCATGAATTCACGTAGGCCTGGATCAGAAACCAGGTCAAAAGCCAAGTGAGTGGCACGCGGCTCGTTAATAGACGGCTCGAATCCAAGGCGGGCAAGAATGCCGGCCAGTCGTTCGCAAACCATTCGATCTTTCTGGGTAAAGACCGAGCGACCGGACTCCTCGCGCCCGTCGCCAATCAACCACCCCATGAGCTCTGCGAGCTCAAGGTCTAGATCGCCGCTCTCATGCAAGAGTCGGGCGGGAACGCAAATCCGGTCGCCAGGCCTGATCTCGTTCGTCCACACCTCAGGCCCGCGTAGCTTATGGGCCTTAGTGATCGTCGTCTCGCTGCCGTCATTCAGACGGACGCGGACGAGCTTCTCCCTGACCCTCTGGCGGTAGAGGCGCTTGACCGGGCGGCGAACGATCCTGCCCGTCGCGTCGTCGATCGAGTTGACGAAGAGAGGCTCGGTCGGTTCAGACCAATAACCCTCTCCGTCGAATTCAATGTTAGGACTCGCGTATTCATTCCAGGTGAATTCTGCAGTCTGAAGCTCGCCGTTGATTTGAGCTAAGTCCTTATATGATCGACACTTGCCGCAGCCCATTTGATGCCCGACCAGTAATGCACGCGTATTGCTAATCCTGCGCGCGTCGGTCTCCTGGAACCCCATGAGCGAGAGGCCGAGGTCAGGCAACTCCCTGAGCCGGCGATCAAAGCCGTTGTCGGTGATCCCGTCGACCATGACGCACAAGGCGCAGCACAGCCGTAGCGGCGCCTGGACGAACTCGCCCTCGCCGGGATTAAGCGCCACGCCGCAGCGATAGCAGGTGCCCAGGTGCCGGTTGGGAAAGGGCTTGATTCGCTGGTGCAGTCGCTTCTTCTTGGCCATTTGGGCCAAGATACGAACGCCCTACGACGTCTAGCGGGCCAGAAGGCGCTCGATCACAAGCGGTTGGGAAGGCGGTTGCGCCGGGCCGTGCAACCCACGTAGCTAAGGCTCAAACCTCGAGCCCTGGACGTCCAGCGCAGGCCGAGTCCCCATAGACCGAGCTCGGAGAACCCGGCTTCCACCAGCAATCCGTAGCCGCACTCATACGACAAACGAAGGCGTCGGCGCCGCCTCAACGAAACAGCCCTTTCCCGAAGCTGCGAGAAGGACCCTCTCCCATGCCCCGGCCGGTGGCCCGGCGGTCGAGGGGCTGCGACCCGGATCGAGAGAACCCATACCCCCTGCCGCCGCAGCCAATGCCCATGCTCCCGCAGCCAATGCCCATGCTCCCGTAGAGAGCAGGGCCGCCTAAGCCGATCGCCCGAAAGCCGCCGCGGTTGTAAGCGGCCCTCCTTTTCCGCTTGCGCCTCATTTCTTCCAGGCGTGGCACGGACAGCGACACGGCCCTTGGAGGAACCGGTTCTCGCCCCACTGAGAGTTCGAGCACTCGTGGGCCCTTCCGGACGTCGTCGTGCAGCGGAGCAGCGATCCGTCCTGAACTTCGCAGCGAGTGTAGTCGTCGTCCAGCACCTGAGGCTGATCGTCCTGAAGCTCTTCACCGGACACGCAGCGCCTCCTTGATCTCCGCGAGCTCGCGGCGATAGATCTCGTTCAATAACTGCTGGCCCTGCCAGCCAGGCCATGCCGCCTTGCAGCCCTGGCAGCGCACATGAAACACGGTCGGCGTCGTCGACTCGATCTTCAGCCAGGCGAGGTAGTGCGTGCATTCCCCCGCTATCCTCTGCGCGGGCCTCTTGGCTGGCGGCGGGACCGATCTCCCGCCAAGGGACTTCCAGATCGACTCGATCTCGTTACGGAGGCCTTCATTGACCTGGGCTTGGGCAGACCACGACCCAGACTGCTTCCCGCAAGCCCGGCAGCGAAACGCGAAGGTCGAAGGCGTGCTGCGGAACTCGAGCTCGAGCAAAGGGCAGCCGTCAGCTTCGCAGTCCTGGGTCAAGACCTTCTCCGATCGATCACACTCTGCAGGCGAGATCGCTTGGCCCTCAAGTCTTCGTAGACCTTCCAAGCCGCTTGGTTCGCCTCGGGAATCCCAAGGTCGCCGACGAGCTCCATGCGTTCAATCCCTGAAGCGACGACCTGAACCAATCCGGCGACCTCGTACGTGCTCATTCCCTCCGTGTACTCATTGATATCGAGAACGAACCAAGCGTCCTCAAGGCGCTCGAGGTCTTCGCCTACAGCGATCGCGCGCAGGTCGTCACGCGTCAGCAACGGACGCCTCCTCCCAGCGGGCTCGAGCCGTGGCCGCGGTATCCGGGTCCACCTCGATTCCGTAAGCGCTCGCGCCCATGCGCTTAGCGACGCAGGCGACCGTTCCCCCTCCCAAGAAGGGGTCGCAGACCACGCTCCCGGCCATGACCCCGCTGACCTTGAGGCAGCGCTCGGCGAGCTCCTCAGGAAACTCGTAGGCCTTCTTGTGCCCTGACGTGTACTTCTTGGTCTTGGCGCCAGTGGTCTTGTAAGGAATGAACCACACGTCTCCGGCGCAATGAAGGTCACCGTTCTTCCCTCGAGTCCCTCGCTTGAGGTTGCTCTTGTCGGCGAACGGAACGCCGACAGCGAGTCGATCGAGTGACTCGGGCGGCTTGAACCAGGTCCAGACGAACTCCCAGCCGTAGTTCAGCGTCGGGGAGCGGGGGTGGATCGGCGTGTAGTGGCCGCGGGTCTTGCCGTCGATTGCGAGCGACTTGACCCATATGATCGTCTGGCCCGTCTTCAGCCGAGGGGCCTCGCGCTCGATTTCCTCGCGAGCGTCGTAGGGCTTGGAGAATCCCTCGGTTCGCAGCTGGGCAAAGTTGACGAACAGGCGACCGCCAGGGCGAAGGACGCGACTCGAGAACCTGCCCAACGCGGCGCAGAGCTCGAGGGTTAGTCCGTCGCGCCTCTTGTAAGGGGGCGAGGTGACGATCGCGTCAACCGATTCGTCGGGAACGTAATCGCTGTCGTCGTAGATCCCGCGCAGATCGGCCCCACCGATCTTGAGCCAAGGCTTTTCCATGCGGGGAAATTATCAGGAAGCCCGGACCACTTTCCAAGATTTTCCAGAGGTTCCCTGGAGTACCTAGGAGGGATCTTCTTCCTTTTCAGGCACTTGCGGAAAATCTCGTCCCTTGGTCCGCTCGCTATCGAAGGCTCGCTCGATTCCCAGGCGATCGCATTCGACCCGGAGCTCGAGCAGCATGGTCGTCCGATCGACTTGCTCCCCGTAGCTGGCCAGGTCAACCTTGCGGACCCCGCGCAGGCGGCGCCGGCGCGCCTCCTTCAGCATGGCGAGGTAGTGAGGAGAGGTGTGATCAGCCCACGTCTGCCTGTACACCTGCTGCGCAGCTTGATCGACGTCGTCATACCCTGAGGCCTGGGTCGCCCGAAGCATGTCGAGGGCCTCGGTTGCTCGTTTGAGGCTGGCGACCCGGATCAGAAGCCTGATCGTATGAACCAGGTGATCGTCGTCCATGTCCTTGATCGAATGCCGGCGGCCGTCCTTACTGGTCCACGTCTTGGGCAAGCTCACTGGATCCCCCAGCAGCAACGCTTGTACTTCTGACCGCTCCCGCAGAGGCATGGATCGTTGCGGCCAATCTTCGGTCCGCGGCGGCGGAGCATGTAGACGGGAGCCGTCTTCTCTGGGCCGCGGACGCCGTTGACGCCGTCTTCGAGGTCTTCGTCCTCGTCCTCGTCCAACTCGTCAAGCTCGGCTTCGGTGTAGATCGGCTTCACGCCGACCTGGACGAGCTCAGCCTCCGTGCTCTTGATCTTGTGGCGGTTCGCCGCCTTGCGAAGAAGCGCTCGCCTTCGCTCTCTGCTCATGGTAATCCTCTTGAAACCGAATCTTCTCCACGTCGATCTTGAACGGGAGATCCAGGTCTGCAAGGCGAGTAAACAGAGAATCGGCGCAGCGTAGCTCCCGGCGAGAGAGCAGCGGCTTGATCCGACGCTGGTATCTCGCCCAGGCCGACGACCAGTCCGTAACCTCCGCGAGCCAGCCAACCACGAAGTGATCGCTGATCCCCAGCAGGCTGAACACGATCGCGTCGAGCGTCGAGGTCACCGCCTCCTCTCGGTTGGAGTAAGCGTCCGTAACGACACGCTTGTTGCGCCACCTCGGATCGAGCACCCCTTCCCACTTCTGAGCCTGAGCGAGCTCGAACATGTACGGAGCGGCGCCGAGGCCGAACTCGGGCAACTTCCTTCGACTCGGGGGAGTCACCCTCCAGTGGTTCACGTCATGCGCGAGGTGGAGGCTCCAGTCAAAATGACTGGCGCCGGGAGGCGCGTCCAGCGAGACCGACTTCCCGTCCCAGCGATACGGGATCGAGCGGAAGCGCCGGCGCGGGATCCCGGACCTGCGAACGTAGGCCAGCACCCGACGCCTGAGGAGGAGGTCCTGCCGCCTCCTCCTCAGCAGGCGGCAATGCGCGGCCCAGATCGCCTCCGCTCGAATCTCTTGGATCTTCTCTTCGCGAGACTTCACGCCTAGATCAACTCCTCCAGGAGATTGGGGTCGATCTCGACCTGGACGTCCAGATCCGCCTCCTCCCAGCACCCGACGAGATCGTCCACGACGACGCCGGACTCGGGGTGGAGGCGCCAGCCCTCGCCGTCGCTCAGGACGAGGTCCGTCTCAGCGGGTTCGGACTCGGTGTAGTCGAAGTCGTGGTACTCCCCCTCGTGGTAGCGGTGGATCGCGTGCTCAGGCGAGTAGGCCTCGACCTCGACCCGAATCACCCCTTCGAGCTCGAACTCCGCACAGTCAAAGAGAACGAAGTTTCGGGTCAGGCCGGGAATGAAATCCTGCGCAGGAAGGGCAGGCACACCCTCAGTCGAAACGGTCAATGGAGATCCACCAGTTCGCAGAGAATGGGGCTCTGGGACAAGCGACGCCTCTGCTCCGCCGAAAGTCCGTTTAAGAAACATTGGCCATGCTCGACCTCGAGCCTGGCGTCCGAGTTGCCGCGTGAGAGGTATCCGACCTCACGGGCATGACCGACGAACTCTTCGATCTCGTCCGACCAGTCGTAGAGAACGGCGCGTGGATCTCCTTCGTGGTCCTGAATCAACTGCTCGAGCCGGCTGTGCAGATCCCACGAGCGAATGGCGAGCGAAGGCGACAGGAGCCCGTCCAAAAGCTCGTCCTCGTCTTCGCGCTCCTGCTCCTCGTCGCCCCGGCCTTCACCGCCGAGGTAATCAAGGACGACCTGAGGCACCTCGCCCTGCAAGAGCTCGGGCTCGTCGCAGGTCTCACGGCACCAGGCGCAGAAGCGAACGCGTCCGATCCACTCGCAGCCCTGATTGACGAGGATCTGGCGCTGGCGACACGTCGGCTCCGCGTGATCGTTGTAGAGGTGAAAAGGCGTGTGAGCGATCCGGCAGAACCCGTCGCTGTGCGAGGGGATCTGGAAGACGTCCACGTTGTCGCTACCCGCCCAATTCTTCCAGTAGCGAAGGCGGGTTTGCTTCACGCGCTTCACGGCCTTGAAGGGATCGCAGTACTTGACGACCGCCTCGCCCGAAGGGTCGGTCGAGATCGATTCGACATATCGAGAGGCAGACGCTCCCCAGGGGTAGGTGCAGAACAGGTCGCCCGGCTGAGGGTCCGTGCGCGGATTACGCCGGCCACTCTGGATCTTCTGCATGGCCGAGAGCGCCGCGTTCTGCAGGGCGTGCAGTTGGTCGAGACCCAGGCCGAAGTCGCCGAGGCCCTCGGTCAGGATCACATTGATTGCACGGCGGACGTTGAGATCAGCCACGGCGCCCGACCTCCTCGCTGAGCTTGAGGTAGCGAGCCATGAGTTGATCGTGCTGCATGTTGACCCGCGCCTGATCCTCGGGGGTTCCGACGTAGTCGGTGCTCTGGATCGCGCGGATTCCGTCCGCGATCTCCTCCATGCGGCGGCGGAGATCCTCGCCGCTCATGGAGGACGGGTCCAGGTTGGTCAAGCTCATGTAGGCAGTCGCTCCGTCGCGGAGCCGCCTCTTCTGCTGACTCACTCCCACTCCTCCTTATCGAACTGGCCCAACTGGTACATCAGCAGGCGACGAAGTTCGCTCAGGTCACCCGCCGCTTCAGCAGGGACCGCCTTGAACTTCTCCGAGATTCGATCTACAAGATCGAGGCAGTCCATGGCATTCGCCCGGGTGTGATTAATTCCAACAGAAATGCACTCTGCGCTAAACGCGTCGCTGAGGTGATCGCTGACCGTCTCGTGAGCGAACTCGTGGATCAGAAGCCGAAGTACTGGATCTGAGTGGGGGTGCTGCTCGAACCACTTCTTCCCCAACCTGGCGACGTTGAACGTGACCCGGTGCGGGCCACTCGAGTAGCACGCCCGGTAGCTGCCCGTGAAGTCGTTGACCAGTTCGGCGTGGACGGGAACGTTGAGCAGCTTGGTGCCCAGGCGCCCAGTGAAGCGAACGATCCGCTTCATTCCGTCGGTCCACTTCTCCAGCGGGTAACTCACGTCCTCGCCGTCAGCACCGAACTGAACCCGGTGGCTCGGCGTGACCTTCGACGAGCTCTGGATCAGGCCTTCGTCGCGAGCTCGCGCCCAGACCTCCTTCGGGAGGTCTCGGCTGTAGATCAGCGTGTAGCCAGCGGCAACGGCGCGCTTGTTCGCCTCCGGGTCCGCCGGGTTCGCGCTGACGTGCTTCGGTCCGTGCCGCACGCCGAGGAACGCCTTGACCGTCTCGGTCGGCGTGTCCTTGCGCTTCATGGCGTCGAGGATCCACTGCTCCTGCACCGTGTCTTCGGTCAGGTAGTCGTCGTGCTCGACGATCCAGTCGAGCAGCGCGGCGCGCAGCAGCTTGAGGATCGAGGGGCGGATCGAGCAGCGCTCGAGGTCCACCGGGAGCCGGGCCTGAACGTCGAGGTGATAGGGCTCATTTCCAGGCAGCGGGACGACCGGAAGTCCGAGGCAGTAGAGCGTCGGGTCCTCGCTCTCCTCCAGGTCGTGGACGTTGACCTTCACCTTTCGAGGACGCTCGACGAGCGCCTGGCGCTCCTCGTCCCAGGCCATGATCTTCAGCCGACGCACCTCGAGTTCCGCCCGAGGCTCACGCGAAGAAATCAGCCTCCCGTTGTGGAACGTGCTGACGCCGGGGGGAGGGATCAAGGACATGAGCCCGAGCTCGACCTCCGCCTGCTCTTCGCGCGTCATGCGCAGGTTGCCGCGGAAGTAGCTGCCGCGGGGCGTCGTGATCGTGCGGCGCCGACGCGTGTTGCGCTCCAGGTCGAACTCGATCGTTCCGGTCGTGGAGCCGATCACGGCCCGGCCGGACATGCTGGCGAGCACGAGCTTCTCGCCCAGGTTGAACATGCCGCGCTTCGCCTCGTCCTCGACCTTGGTCGAGCGGGCGAAGAGCGTGTAAGCGTGGCTGAGGTCCATAAAGCCGCCAGGACTGTCGTCGCTGACGAAGACCTCGACCAACGGGCTGTTGCTCCGCCGGATCAGGTCAACATGGACTTCGCGGACCCCGTCCGCGTCCCACGCGTTCTGCACGAGCTCGAGCAGGATCCAGAGTCGACTGGGCCGACGGGCTTGAAGCTCGCGCAGGCCCTTCAGGTCCACTTCGAGGGCAGGCTTGCTCATTGACCGAGCGCCCGCTTCAGCCAGCCGTCGATCGCGAGTCCGAACTGCTCGACGCTGGAGAGCATGATCGCGGCAGGCTTGCCGTTCCCCATGGTCATGCAGGACCCGGGCTCAGGTCCCTGACGGCCCCAGTCGCCCACGCGCACGAGCGGGTCGAACCAGAGGGCAGTTCCGTTGCCCGAAGACTGGACGCTGACCAGCTTGCCGACGTAGTTCATGCGAGCCCCTTCGATATAGATCTCCTCGCCCATGAAAACGTTGCGCAGCGTGCTCTCGAACGCGTCCGGGGCAGTCGGCTCCCTGCTGGGATCAAACGAATTACTCTTCGCCATTGGTGTCACCTTGCTTCCTGGCAGTTCGAGTGAGTCGCAGCGACGAGGCCAGGTCCTCGGCGAGCGACGCCGCCAGCATGGGCGGCAGGGTGTCGGGAACCTGAGCGTGAACGGTCAGGCTGACCGAGAGGTAGTGCTCTCGGTCGTGTTTGTCGTAGACCTCGATCGCGAAGTCTCCCTCGGGGCGCTGCCGGAGCACGATCTGCACGGCGCCGTCGCCGGCTGCGACGTCCAGTTCAGACATGCGCTGCCTGTCAAGGCCCTCGCGGAAGTGGGCGTAGTCGATCCCCATTACGACCCCTCCCTCAGAGGGCGCGTGCGGACCTCGAGTCCCTCGTGCATGGCCCACCACGCCGTCTTGGCGAGGTTCTGGCGCCCGCTCCGGGTCAAGAAGTCCAAGCGCTTGCGCTGAACCTCGTTCCCCTCACGGTCATGGACCGTGAGATCGATCCACAGGCTCTTGTGCTCGTCGCTCACTCGCCCTCCCGGTCGTCCCTGGAACGGAGCCCGAGTTCGGCGCCGGCCAGGACGGCTCGCACCATGTTCGAGCTCGACTCCTCCGACTGCCGGAAGCGCTCGGCGATGTACTGACCCTCGCACTCGGAAAAGGCCCTGTTCAGCGCCTCGCGAACGTTGTGGTCCAGGAAGAGCTCGAGCTCCGGGCCGACCAGCCTCATACCGGCCGGCCCGAACACGTAGAACGCCTCCTCCCGAAGCTTCTTCAGGATCTCGGTCGGATCGAACGTATCCCGCAGAAGCTTTCCCTCGATCTCGCTCATGCTGACCTCCTAGATCCGGGCCCCGGGGAACATGGACGAGAGGACGATCTTGCTCGCCTCCTCCTTCGTGAGCCCGAGGCGCTTGTTGAGCGCGGCAGCGATCTCCTGCGCCTGCTCGTAGCTCTCGTAGGTGCCGCCGAGGTCGGCCTCGTCCTTGATCGGGCTGTAGCCGGGCCTGTTGCGCTCGGCGACCCCCATGCGCACGTCGCCGCTCGTATCGATCACAGCCGTGTATGCCATGTCGATCTTCTTCGGCTCGATCTCTTCGGTGATTCCCTCCATGTTCAACTCCGACTCTTTCAGGCAGGTCGTGCAGACCTGGTGGTGGATCTTGTGCGACGAGCCCGTCCGTCGGGATCGCGCGCGAATGATTACGTCGGCCTCTACAGGGCGACCGTCGCGCCACTCGCATTGGCTTCTCAGGTGGATCACTCTTCCTTCAGGTGGACCTCGGTGATCGCCTCGAACCTGCGCCCGTCCGGCGTGTCGATCCAGACCTGAACCTGAGCCCGCAGGTAGAGCTCGCCCTTCTTGGCGTAGATCGTCGGGGACCCGCACTTCCACTCCAGGCCGGAGACGACGCAGCCCTCGTCCTGGATCTCAGGAGGCTCCGGCTTGTCGACACGGCGCAGCAGGTGGCAGGCCACCGATCGCTCGTTGCCGTCCTCCTCCAGGTCGAACTCGACTCGAGCGCGCACTCGGCCCAGTCCGACCACCGTCCCCTCCGACCCGGGGCCTGCGAGCCAGAGCGGCACGCCGACCCCTGAGGCAACCGCGGTCACCCGGTCGCCGACGCGCAGAGGGAACCCGTCACGGTCCTTGAGCTCGCTCACTTCTTCGCTCCTGCGTTCGTCATGACAATGGGTGAGGCGTAGGGGCACGCCGGGCAGCCCATGTAGATCCCGTGCCCCTCGCCACCCTCGAGCAGCTTGTGCCCGACCAGCACCCGGACCTCCATGAGGTCGCAGCCGCAGTTCGGGCAGTCAGTTGGCGTGTCGGACTGCCTGGCCTTCGGGCTGCCGATCACCTCGGGGCGGACTCCCTGAGGGCCGCTGAAGTAGCTGCGCAGGTTGCTCACCGAAGCACCGCCTTCTGCCCGTTGCAGGACTGGCAGGTGACCGCGCTCGGGCAGCGCTGCTGGTGATCGTGCGTCTCGCAGCGCTTGCTGCGCCCGCTGCACTCCCACCCCTCGCCGTCGCAGTCCCCGCACCGGACGAGCGGGGAAGCGCGGTCGTACTTGATCACGAGGTCGAGCAGCTGCTGCTCGAAGGTCGAGCGGTGGATCGGATCGATCTCGTGGAGGCGGTAGACGTGGTCCAGGATCACGTCGATCGAGAAGTCGGAGAGGCGGGGCTTGGTCGCGGAATTGCTCACTGGGTCTCCTCCAAGCTCACCTCGAAGGTGAGGCAGTCGGCTGCGTCCAGGGCGACTGGCCTACCGTTCACGTCGCTCACGGCGACGTTGGCACCCTCGTTGTGCTCGATCCCCAAGAGGGTCAGCAGCGCTGAGACGGGAACGACCGCCTTGCTCGTGCGCTGCACGATCAGCTTCTCCGAAACGTCCAGGTGGACGCCGAGGGACTCGATATCTGGCATGGGACCTTCCTCTTCTTGGGTCGGTGTCGGCTCCTCCGCCGACTTGAAAGCGCGGACCGCACGGCGCGTGTCTGCGAGTGTGTTTTTCCAGGCACGGGGCTCGCGGCTGCCGTCCCCCTCTCGGTAGACGACAACGCGCTGGTCCCCGATCGCCCAGAGGTCTCCGTGACGAACCTGACGGACGAACCTCCCGTGCTCCTTGAGCAGCCGACGCGTCTCGCGCTCTTCCTGGGTCTGGCCCACGTCAATGACCCAGCATGCGGAAGAGTTCACGGATCTCGGCCGCGTCGAGCTCGCCGTCCGCACCGAACTTGTTCTCGAGTTCGCAGATCCGATCGTCGTCGTCGCGGATCGACTGGATCAGGCGACCGACCTCTTCGTAGAGCGACTCTGCCGACTTGAGTGAACTCTGTGCTCGCTGCGCCGCTTCTACGGCAGCGCGCCGGACCTCGAGCGCGGTCGTGTCGATCTCCATGAGCCGCCGGCGCTGGTGCCTGTTCACGCTTCCTCCCTCGCGAGTCGATAGCCCTTGCGGGCGCAGGCTGCGCCAAGACGAGCAGCGCAGCGCAACGTGCAGAACGGATACTCGTCGTCGCCGACGCCGCGGTAGCGCTCGTAGCGACCGAACCAGACCTGGTGCGTCGGGTTAAGCCAGCCGCTGCCCCGCTTGTCGCGCACGAGCCTGACGACCCCCTCACCGCCAAAGTAGAGCGAGACCCGCTGTCCTACGCGCGGCTCGAAAGTCTCGTGGCGTTCGTAGTGAGCCTGGCCGTCGGTCGCGTCCGCCTTGAGGCGGATCGCGTCCAACCACTCTCGGTTGAGCTTCTTGCCACAGCTGCAGCAGATGTCACGCCGAATCATTCGGTGCCTTCTCGGGCCAGTCCCAAGGCTGGCTGTGGCAGACGAAGTGAACGCCGTAGATCACGCGCGTCGAGAGCGCGTCGGGCTCGTGCTCGATCCAACCGGTGTCCATGACCTCGACCGGGCGCGGTAGCGTATCCAGGTCGCGAGGGCTCGAGATCGCTCCGATCACGGCGCTCTCCCAAGGGACGCCGAAGCGATCGAAGACGGCGATCGCCTGCTCCATGGGCGTCGGGTGAACCGTATCTCCGGTCCAGTCGTCCTGACGCGGGTGCAGAACGACCAGGTCGATATCGCTCACGAACCCAGGACGCGCGTCCTCGCCGTGGAGCGCGAAGCTGCCGCCGAGCCGGGCGCCGGCC